ACAAAGTCCTGCAATGTCACTTGAAAGTGGCATATAGTTGAACTTCTTGTTGAATCTATCATAGAAGTATTGATATCCACTATCGAATACTGCGAATGATGATGATGCTAATGGTGCGAAGAACTCTTGTACATTTTGTAGTTGAGTGTTTGACTGAGCAACGTTTACAACTGAACCACGGTTAGGTGAGATGAACGCTACACAATCTTTTCTTACTTCACATATTGATATAAGTTTTTGTGCCTTTGCTTGCTCTTCTGATATCGACTTCGATGCTCCACCTTGTAGTAGGAATCTAATGTCAGAGTTTACTTTGTCTGCCAACTTGTCGTATGCAGTCAATGTATCACCTAGATCAGCGTCATAGACTCCGATGTGTCCACCGTAATCTTTACCACCTTTTAGTGTGTAACTCTTATTACCTAAGAAATTGAACTTGACATCTTTACCGTCTTGTCCCCATGCACCTACTGCCGAAGCAATTGGTATGACTCCACTACTAAATCCACTTGCTAGTGGTTGTGTGTTATGGAAACTATCTGCTGCATTGACAGGAGATAAACCGGCAAATACGAACTCAGACTCATTAGCAACGACATTCTTGTAATAGATGTCTTTGTTAGGTGATCCATCAGCGTCTTGTGCCTTTGATAAGTTGCCAAATTTCTCTAGTAATGCTCCTGTGCTTCCTGTAACACTGCCATCGCCATCAATAACCACGATGTTAAGTGCATCATTGCTTCCGTTTCTGTCCGAGACATAAGAATTGGTTTGTGGTTTTGGTAATACTGATCTCCACTTGATTGTGATTGCATCAGTTCCACCGTCTCCTCTTCCTGTGGTGATGTTCTGCTGATTATACCAGTCTGTTGTAGCAGGAGTACCAGTTGCTACACCAACGTCACCTAAGACTGCTGATGAGAAACCAATTTTTGATCCTGTCTTGAACTCTATTTGTGAGTTTTGCTGATAAGTTGTTGCGGTTTCTACACCTGCAATAACTGTAGATACAACCTTGACATCAACGAAACTGACACCTACACCAGTTACGATACCTTTCAGGTAATCGTTACCTCCGGGTGATCCGGTTGTTCCAATACCAATGTTTACACCACTCAATCCCTGAGTTACAGCATAACCTACAGCGATATTCGCAGCAGTTGGTGCTCCACCTACATTTGTTCCTACCTTTGTGGTTAGAATACCAGAAATTCTTTGGTCTGCTGCGTTATCAATAACACATACCTTTAGATTTTCTCCCCATGATCCGGGGTTCTTTGCTGCCCAATAGAAATTGGTTGCATTGATTTCGTTGTTGTTATAATCATCGTAATTCTCGATGACTAATGTTGTTGTCGATGCTATTCCAACTCCTGCGTTGGCATTGACCATTTGTGATCCTGCAACATTTCCTCCACCGGCACGAACAACATCTAGTTGTCCTCCATAGGATAAGAAATTAGATGCAGCATACCAAGTTTCATAGTGATAGTCAGTTAGACCTACACCGGGACCTCCGAACTTGTCTACAAGTTCTTTTTCATTATTGATCCTGCAAACTTCGTTTACGGGTCCTTTTTTGAATGGTCCGGCAATACCGGCAGCAACGTTTATGCTTGCATTAACGCCACCTCTGGTAAGGTCCACTTCTCTTACACTGATACCCGGAGATGATAATCTGAGTGCCATGTAAATACCTGTGATTCCCTACTGTTTGACTACTAATATTTAGAAAAAAACACGCTTACAGTGGGGAAACAGTGCATGAACCCTACCAATCAGGATATATTTCAGGTTTTTCTTTCCTTCTTTTATACTTTACTCTTATTTTTGTACAGTCTTTACACTCATATGAATATGCAGATGGTGTAGTTCTATTATTTCTTGTTCTATAAAAATCAGCAAGCAAATCCTTTGTGATACCACAGGTTCTACACTTTCTTTCAGTGAATACTAGATGCTGTAATGCAAAGGTATCTTCAAATTCCATTCCTTTTATCATAAGTCATGATCCACCAGATTGTAACACCAACTAATACACACAATATAAACACCATTATATTTACTGAGTGGACTATCACTTATAATCCCACATGTATGAACTCTGTGCTCCATACTCATCAACCTTCCACAGTGTGCCATCAGAGTCAACTTGACTAACCTCATCATCATTCAAACCATCAGAGATAAATCCGAATGGTGCCATGTCTTGATCAATTTGGTTCTTCTGTTCTTCATATATTCTTTTCCTGACATCATTGTCAGTCATTTCTTTGAAATATTCCTGTGCTACTAACCATGCAAAGATTACAAGACACATAGCAAGGTCATCATTACAACCTTCCTCTGCTTCAAATGACTGTCTTTTCTGTATGAATGTTGTCAACTCTGAGATTATATCATAATCTGCAATCATAAGTTTATCTTCTTCTACCAGAGTTTTCAGGTTACTACACCCAATCTTCTTAACGGTAACACTCATCTTCACACCCAATTGAGTCTTCTTACCACTGAAACCTGTGCCGACTATCTGACCAGACCTACCTCTCATAGCACACATCAATACATTCTCATACTCTAAGTCATACTGTAATATACTTGCTACCTGATCACCAATATCATTGACCTCACATAGAACGTATGCCTCATTATATCCTAACGCTACATCCATAATGATCGATGGGAATAGCATAGGTTTGATTTCGTTATCTCTATATTTTGCTACAACCTTATATGGGAACTCTGTGATATCAAATACCACAAAGGCACTATAGTCCTTAGAGATACCTCTTGCTACGTCAACAGTTAGAATATAATCTCTTTCTTTGACTGGCGGTTCGTATATCATCAAATGACCGTTTGTTTGAATCGGATCATTATATACCATCGCTTTTAATTTCGATGGAGCAATCAACGTATCGACCGATCCTAGAAACTCACACTCAAACTCAACCTTGAATTGCTGTTCAGATGTGTTTGCAATAGTTTGCTTCTTCCATTTGGCATCTCTTCCGGGGACTTCAGACCAATGCACTTCTGTTGGAACATACTCATTCTTTCCCTTCTCTGCATCATGCCACATACGGTAGAAGTGATTCATACCTTTAGGGGTAGATACTATTATAATCTTTGTTGACTTACCAGATGATATTGTAGGATATACTGAACTAAAGAAGTCATCTGCAATATGATTTGGTACGAAAGCAAATTCGTCTAAGAATATAATATTGAATGTCATACCTCGAACTGCAGCAGCAGACGTAGATGCTGCCATGATCTTAGAACCATTGTCTAGATCCATAGATCCTTTATTCCATGCAACAATACCTTGCTGCATCCACTTAGGTAAGTTCTCATAAGCAATCTGCAATCTACCAAGTAGATCTCTTGCGGTTGCTGCTTTGTTAGCAAGAATACCGATGTTTATATTGTCATTGAATATAGCATAATGCAAAAGATATGATACCGATGTCGTAGACTTACCAGTCTGACGTGGCATCATACAGATATTGAATCTGTTTGCATGAAATCGTTTTATTAGTTTCTCTTGGAATGGCCACATATCAAAACCAACCAGACCTTCGTCCACGTTGACAATTTTGATATATTTTCTGGCAAAGTAAACAGGATCGTCTTTACACTTTAGAAATTCTTTTACATTTTCTTCAGTAAACTGAATTTCAGTGTTCGCTTTTTTTAGATTGGGATTACCAAGATAAACGTCACTGGTTTGAGGCATTTAGCAGTTCCACTTACGTAGTGATTTAGACAACCTATCATCTCCTGTATTGTTAGATGGTTTCTGTCTCTTTCTCATTCCCTTCATTCTAGCACAGAAGGATGCCCTACGCTTATTTCCAACCTTTTTGCTTGGTGCCTTAAGGTCAGATCCCGGATTCTCTCTCTCATAAGATTTTCTTCCTTTTTCATTGAGTCCGCCTTCTTTATTTTTTCCTGATTTTTTTGTCCATGCTGCTCCTTCATCTATCTTTGCCTCCTCGTTTTTTGGTCTACAATCTGGTACCATTTTACCGCCTTTCATTTTCATGCCAACCTTTTTATGGGTCTTCCAACACTCTTGTTGAAACTGGGTAAATGTTTTACCTTCCATATGTGATGGATCACCACCTGCATTTTTTATCTGCTGCATATGTTGAGACTTGGTTATAGTTCCACCGGGATTAGTTTCTCTATACTTCTTTCTAGCATCAGAGTTTTGCTTTATCTTAGTCTTTAGGTTGGTGAGAACATTTCTTACACCATCAACTAAACCCTCATCAGCATACTCATACCCTTCTTTCTTACTGCTATTACCCCAATTTGCAGCACCAACTTTACGACATTTTGATAATGCACCTGATCCATATGCACTTGGCCACACATCATATCTTGCCTTTACTTTCTTATAGCATGCATCTTTAGTGCCACTACCCTTTCCTTTCTTGTCTTTTGCTTCAGACACTGCCTCTTTGTTCATAGAGATCAATTCATTTCTTGCTTCTCTTTTACTTTGTTTGCGGTAACGACCTACCTCTGTGACCTTACCATCTTTACCGTAATGAGTTCCTCTTTTTCTGTTGACATGATCTGTCATCGCAGTGTCAACTTCCTTTGTACTTCTAGCATACTGAGAAGACTTATCTTTTAGGTTTACCTTCTCTTCAATACTCTCTTTCTTCATCCTTTCTTTCGCTGCCTTGAGTCTAGCAAGAAAGTCCTTTCCACCCTTCTCTTTCTTGATCTCATCATCACTCATCTTCTTACCAGACTTGTTCTTGTCAGCATACATCTTACTCTGCATACTATTAGAACTTGTTAGTCTACTATCTTCTTCTATCTCAACTTCTTCACTCTTCGTCTTCTTCACACAGTTTGGATATCTCTTACCAAACATTGTCTTCATACCTTTCTTCTCATAACCTTTCCAACATGCTTCATCTACTGTTTCTTCCTTAACACTACCAACAGGTTTGCAATTAGGAACCATC